AAAAACCGAAAAGTAATGAAGAAGTTATTGCTGATGCGTCAACTGGAGACATTAGTGTAATGAAAACAATACCAGGTGAAAAAGGAACTGAAGGAACTAGCGTATATACTCCACCAACAAGAACAGCAGAAGGAGACGCGGCTTATGCGGCATTAACACCGGAGCAAAGGAAGGCTCAGGATGATAAGTATAAAAAATTAAATACAAAAATTGTACCAGGTGAAGAAGGAACTCCTGATAAAAATAGTTTAGAAGGTAAATTTGGAAAAACTGAAGGCGATGCTCAATACGCTATTGATAGACGTAATACTCTTAGAGGCGGTAAAGCTATGAATAGAGGAGACAAAGTGGCAAGTGTAAAAGATGCTAGAAATACTTGGAAAGGAATGTCTGACAAAGAAAAGATAGCGGCAGGTGGCAGCAGAAGAGATTATATGAAAAAGAAAAAGACTGACGCTAAAGGAGAGCAAAATAAAGCAAATAAATTACTAGCTCAAACTCTTAGCGCTAATGTACAAAGACAAGCTGAACAAAACAGATCACCGGGTAGTGACAAATCTGTAAACGAAGTTAGAAACCTAAATCAAGGGCTTGATACAACTAAAGGTGCACAAGAAGAGCTTGCTGATACAACTCTTGCCACCAAAAAAACACCAGGTTTCTTTAAAAAGAAATCACCAATGAAAGCAAAATATTTTAAATAAAAAAAATGCCAATTAAGGCATTCTATAAACCACAATAACAAATTAAATTTAATCGACATGAGTAAGAAAATTTCAACAGAACAATTAGAATCATTACAAAAGCTTGTAAACAATCAAAACAACATCCAAACGCAAATTGGTGGTATAGAAGGTCACAAGATGACTTTACTAGATAAGCTAAAAGAAGCGGTTGCTGAATTGCTAGTAGATCAAAAAAAGCTAGAAGAAGAATTTGGACAAGTTAATATTGATTTAAAGACAGGCGAAATAACAGATGTCCCAGCAGACGATAAGAAAAATTAGCGTTGGGAAAGACTATAAAAATGACGCCATGCACTATGCTGTTGGACAGGAAGTGTATGGTGGTCATACTATAGCTCACATTGTAGAAGAAGAAGAAAAGTACTCTATCTACATCACCAAAAAAGATATGTTAATGCCTTGGAAAGACTTCAACAAGAACATGTCAATTTCTGTAGAATATGACCTTGCATGGTAAATGCACAGTATATTTAATTACTTAGTTGAGCCAAAGAACAGTAGGACAACTGGGAAAACAGAAATAAACGGTCAAGAATTACTATTAAATACAGATTTACAAAGCCACGAATATACTCAAAGAGTAGGTACTATATTAAGTTTACCTTTGGTTAATAAATGTTACGAATTAAAAGAAGGTGATGATATTATTGTTCACCACAATATCTTTAGAAGATTTAGAGACGTAAAAGGATTTGAAAAAAATAGTAAGAATTATTTAAGCGAAGATGTATATCTAGTTCAACCAGATCAAGTATATGCTTATAAAAGAGATAATGAATGGAAATCTTTAGAAGGTTTTGTATTTGTTATGCCAATTAAAGAAACTAAAATGTTTTCTATAGAATCTGAAAAACCATTAATAGGTATTATAAAATACTCCAATGGAGAATTTAATAAGGATCAATTAGTCGGGTTTAGGCCCAATTCAGAATATGAGTTTATAATAGACGGGCAAAGGTTATACCGAGTTCCCACCACTTCAATTACAATCAAATATGAATATCAAGGAAACGAAGAAGAATATAATCCTGGCTGGGCACAAAGCAGTTGAAGAGCTTATTAAGGTAGCTAAAGAAGCTATCGTAGATTCAGATGATGATATATCAGCTGATAGACTTAAGAACGCTGCCGCTACTAAAAAGCTTGCGATTTTTGACGCTTTTGAAATTCTTAACCGTATTGAAGAGGAAGAAAGAATATTAGAAAATAAACCTAAACAAGAAATTGAAACAACTTCTTTTGGCGGGTTTGCTGAAAATAGATCTAAATAATGTACGAACAAATTTTATATAAGGTTATAGAACCTATAAAACGTACTACAATATCTAGACTTAATAAAGGTAAAAAATGGGAGTATGGTTATAACAAAGAACATGATGTTATTGTTATAAGCAAGACTGGTCAAATAGGAGAAGTATATGATATACAAAATCTTAGAGTAGCTTTACCAAAGTCACCAAAAAAATTAAGCAAAGATAATGATAAATGGATTCCAGAAGAATACCCTAAACAATTAAAAGGTATAAAAAGTATTTTTGATTGGAGAGATTATCCTGAAGGATTTAAAAACACGTGGGGAGAATATATAGATGAAAATTTTAACAGAAGAGAAAACGGTCATTGGTTTAATAACAAAGGTGTTGACACTTACATTACTGGTACTCATTTTATGTACTTGCAATGGTCCAAGATTGATGTTGGGAAACCAGACTTTCGAGAGTCAAACAGATTATTTTATATATTCTGGGAAGCTTGCAAAGCAGATAAAAGATGCTACGGAATATGCTACCTTAAAAACAGACGTTCTGGATTTTCATTTATGGCATCCGGCGAAACAGTTAATTTGGCAACAATTTCAAGTGACTCAAGATTTGGTATGTTATCAAAGTCGGGGTCTGATGCAAAGAAAATGTTTACAGACAAAGTTGTTCCTATCTCCGTTAACTATCCATTCTTTTTCAAACCAATACAAGACGGTATGGACCGTCCAAAAACAGAGCTTGCCTATCGTGTTCCAGCCTCTAAGTTTACAAGACGTAAGCTTGATGCAAATAGTAAAATAGAAATACTAGCTGGACTAGACACAACTATTGACTGGAAAAACACGGGAGATAATGCTTATGATGGAGAAAAGCTAAAGCTTTTAGTTCATGATGAAAGCGGAAAATGGGAAAGGCCTAATAATATTCTTAATAACTGGAGGGTTACAAAAACAACATTAAGGTTAGGTAGTAGAATTATAGGTAAGTGTATGATGGGATCAACATCAAATGCTTTAGATAAAGGAGGAGAAAATTTTAAGAAATTATATAATAGCTCAGATGTTACAAAAAGAAACGCCAATGGACAGACTCGTTCAGGACTCTATTCTTTGTTCATTCCTATGGAGTGGAACTACGAAGGATTCATTGATTCTTATGGCTTACCTGTATTCAATAAACCAGAAGAAGGCACGATTGGTCCACAGGGCGAAGAAATAGACGTAGGAGTAATAGAGCATTGGAATAATGAGGTAGATGGTTTAAAAGGAGATCAAGACGCTTTAAATGAATTTTATAGACAGTTTCCGCGTACAGAAGAACATGCGTTCAGAGATGAAACAAAAAACAGCATATTTAATTTAGCAAAAATATACGAACAAATAGATTATAACGAAGACTTAGGCAACAGTAATGTTTTAACAAAAGGAAGTTTTCAATGGGAGCAAGGTATAAAAGATTCTAAAGTAGTATTTATGCCAAATCCTCAAGGAAGATTTTTAATAAGCTGGACACCTAATTATAGTATACAGAATAGACAGTTATTAAAAAATGGAGTAAGGTGGCCAGGTAATGAACATATGGGTGCTTTTGGTTGTGATAGTTATGATATATCAGGAACAACAGACGGAAGAGGATCCAAAGGAGCATTACACGGATTAACAAAGTTTAGCATGGAAGATGCGCCAGCAAGTACATTTTTTTTAGAATATGTAGCTAGGCCACAGACTGCGGAAATTTTCTTTGAAGATGTGTTAATGGCTTGTGTGTTTTACGGGATGCCAATACTTTGTGAAAATAATAAACCAAGACTTTTATATTACTTTAAAAGAAGAGGTTATAGAGGCTATTCAATGAATAGACCTGACAAATTATGGAACAAGTTATCTGTTACTGAAAAAGAAATAGGTGGTATACCTAATTCAAGTGAAGATATAAAACAGGCTCATGCCGCTGCAATAGAAATGTATATTGATGCTAATGTTGGTTTAAACAACCAAGGAGAATATGGAACAATGTACTTTAACGAAACATTAAGCGACTGGTCTAAATTTGATATAAATAATAGAACAAAATTTGATGCCGCAATTAGTTCAGGGTTAGCTATAATGGCTTGTCATAAAGACTTGTATAGGCCAACAAACAAAATGCAAAGAGCGCCGGTTAATTTAAGCTTTGCAAAATACCAAATTGACGGTTCAAATTCAAAAATAATAAAATAGTAATATGGGAGGAGTAGTAAATAGTTTTTTTCCAAGTCAGGTTGCAAGTGACAAAGAGAAGATGTCGCGAGACTACGGGCTTCAGGTTGGTAGAGCGATTCAAAATGAATGGTTCTCAAACAACTCTGGTGTTACAAGGTTTAGAAGTAATCAAAACACATTCCATAGTTTAAGGTTATATGCTAGAGGTGAGCAGCCTATTCAAAAGTATAAAGACGAATTATCTATTAATGGTGATTTATCTTATTTAAACTTAGATTGGAAACCAGTACCTATATTATCAAAGTTTGTGGACATCGTAGTAAATGGTGTAGCAGATAGAGCTTTTGATTTAACAGCATATTCTCAGGACCCGTATGGAGTTAGTAAGAGAACTAAATACATGGAGTCCATTATAAGGGATTTACAAACAGAAGAGCTAAATGTATTCGCTCAAGAAAACTTTGGTATTAATTTATTTGAAAACAATCCAGATAAGTTACCTGATTCAGAAGAAGAATTAGATCTTCACATGCAGCTTAGTTATAAACAAGGGATTGAAATAGCAGAGGAAGAAGCTATTAATACAATGTTCGATGAAAATCGATATGACTTAACTAAAAAAAGATATTACTACGATATAACAACGCTAGGTATTGGAGCAGTTAAAAATAACTTTTCAGAATCTGAAGGCGTAACAGTTGAATATGTTGATCCAGCTTATTTAATTTATTCTTACACAGAGGACCCATATTTTCAAGATATATATTACGCAGGAGAAGTTAAATTCGTGCCCTTAAACGAGCTTAAAAAGCAGTTCCCAGACCTAACAGAGGAGCAATTAAACCGTATACAACAACAAGGATCTCAAAATTACGGAGTATGGAATAATAACATAGGAAATAGTAATAACAACAGAGACCAAAACATAATTCAAGTACTTTATTTTAATTACAAAACCTACATGAATGAGGTTTATAAAGTAAAAGAAACATCCACAGGAGCTACAAAAATTATAGCAAGAGACGATCAGTTTGATCCTCCTGTTGAAATATTTGAAGAGCAATTTGGTAAGATGTCTAGATCTTTAGAGGTTTTATATGAAGGAGTGATGGTGTTAGGTACGGACATAGTCCTTAAATGGGAAATGGCTAAAAACATGATGCGACCTAAAAGCGATACAACTAAGGTTAAAATGAATTATGCTATTACAGCACCAAGAATGTATCAAGGTAGAATTGAATCAATAGTAAGTAGATGTACTGCTTTTGCTGATATGATACAGCTAACGCATTTAAAGCTTCAACAAGTATTACAAAGAATGATACCAGACGGTGTATATTTAGACGCAGATGGTATAAATGAAGTTGATTTAGGTAATGGAACAAACTACAATCCGCAAGAAGCACTTAACATGTTCTTCCAGACGGGTTCTATTATAGGTAGGTCATTTACACAAGAGGGAGATATGAATCCTGGTAAAGTACCTATTCAAGAAGTACAAACCGGAAGCGGAGGGCAAAAGCTACAAACGCTAATAAGCACTTACAATTATTATCTACAAATGATAAGAGATGTAACAGGTCTTAATGAAGCTAGAGATGGTAGTACACCAGATCCTAGAGCATTAGTAGGCGTGCAAAAATTAGCAGCAGCTAATTCAAATACAGCAACTAGACATATACTTGATGCTGGATTATACTTAACAAGGGAAACCGCGGAATGTTTATCATTAAGAATTTCTGACATATTAGAATATCATCCAGCAAAAGAAGCTTTTATACAAAAGATAGGTGGATTTAATGTTGCTACTTTAGATGAAATGAAAGATCTTTATATGCATGATTTTGGCATATACTTAGAGCTTACTCCTGACGACGAACAAAAAGCAACTTTAGAAAACAATGTGCAAGTTGCCTTAAGCGCCAACCTAATTGATTTGTCTGACGCTATAGATATACGAGAAGTTAAAAATTTAAAATTAGCTAATCAATTATTAAAAGTTAAACAAAAGAAAAGACAAGAAAGATTGCAAGCAGAACAGCAAGCAAATATACAAGCTCAAGCACAGGCTAATGCACAGGCTCAACAAGTAGCCGCTCAAGCAGAGGTTCAAAAAGATCAAGCTTTGTTTCAAACTAAATCCCAATTAGAACAATTAAAAGGGCAAATAGAGCAACAAAGAATACAAGTTGAAGTAGGAGCTAAGAAAGAACTTATGGCTTTAGAATTTAATTACAACATGCAATTAAAAGGCATAGAAGTTAACAACGCTAAAGCTAAAGAAAAAGAAATAGAAGATCGTAAAGATGAACGTACAAGAATACAAGGTACACAACAAAGCGAGATGATATCTCAAAGAAAAGATAATTTACCACCCACTAACTTCGAATCTGGAGGGAATGACACAATGGGCGGTGGATTTAACTTAGGTGCGTTTGATCCTAGGTAATAATAATAGTAACAATTATATAATATTTTATCATGTCAGAAACAAAAACAGAAGGTAGCTTTAAAATTAAAGCCCCTGTAAAAGTAGAGGCAGTAACTGAAGCTCCGGCTGAAGCACCTGCAAAAGTAGAAGCAGTACCAGAAGGTCCTGTATCAATCAGTGAGGATGGAAACATTAAATTAGATTTATCCAAACCAATAAATCCACCAGAAGATGCCGATACAAAGCAAGAAGCAGCAGAAGTGGTTGCAGATAAACAAGCCGAACCTGTACAAGAAGTGGAAAAAGAAATACCACGACAACCAGAGCCCGTTCAAGCTGAGGAATCCGTTCTTGAAGAAATAACAGACGAAGAGGTTGTAGAGAAAACAGAAGAGCTTGTAGAAAAAGTAACGGAAGCTATTGTTGAACAAA